GCAGGCATGGATACAACAGAGCAATTGGATGATACCTATTATTTCAATGATTTGCCGAATCTGACGCCGCAGGAACTGCTGTTCTGGGTGCTGGTTGATGAGACACAAAAACAGCTGGGCGTGCAGGATATTGTGGCCGTTACGGGACTAATTCTGGGCAACAATAATATCGACGTACCGGGCAAGCCTAATACTGCAACTCCCGGCACTTCAGTTGCATCGCTCTTTTTCCGCAAACACCTGTCATACAAATTCCGGCGCCGCATTCTGCCAACCCTGACCGCCAAATCTTTCAGCCTTCGCGGACTGAAGATTTTCTGGGTAAATAATCTGGGGGCGTTCGTTGGCAGGGCCGTGCCCGTTGTCGGATGGGTGATTCTGGCAAAAGATGTCGCACAAATCAGTTTTCACACCGTCCATCGCTATAACCTGATTGTGCGCCCGGAGGATAAAATCTGGTGAATAATATGACAGTAACCCCTGATATGGTGCGTGACTTCATTCTGCGTGAGCTGCCGCTGGTGACGACGCTCCTGTTAAAGAAAATTAAAGTCGGCGACGATGATATTCTGCAGGAGCAGTACGAAGCGGATGATATTGCAGATATGGCGGAGAAGTTTTTCCATGACTTCAACGTAGAGCCATCAGGCTTCAGTACTGCCGCTTATTTCCCTTGGAAAACCCCGTCGCTGTTCTCACGCGCGCCCGTGAAACAGGATAAAAAGCCTCTGACCATAAGAATGTTCATAGAGTCAGCCCGTGCAGGACGCTGGCTTTTCTGATTGCCTCACCACGGGTAATGCAATTTGCCCGTTGTGTCAGCTGCCACACAGTGACAACAGCATGATTTCCCTTCCCTAAAATCTGACCATCGCGGAACCCCTTCACAGGAGAACCGCCACATGTCACAAGATTATCACCACGGCATGCGCGTTGAGGAAATCAACGAAGGCACGCGAACCATCACCACCGTTAGCACCGCGATTGTCGGGCTGATCTGTACCGGCGACGACGCGGCCACTTTTCGGCTAAACCGCCCGGTACTGTTAACCGACATACTCAGAGTAGACGGCAAGGTCGGATACTGGGAGCGCCAGACCGACCACGCTATCCGTGAAACGTCCATGAGCCGGGAAGTTAAAGCAGATACGGAAACGCGTGATCTGGTCAGCAGGGAAACGACAGTCAAAGCCACGGACAGGACCACGGTGATCGGAACGGCGTCACTGATGGCCGGAGCAATTCAGCACGTGACGACAGGCAATTACAGCATGGCCATGTAGCTGAGCCAGCTGATTACAGTGGGCGGCAATGCGGAAACGGACATCACCGGCAGCTCTGCAATAGAAGTCGGGCAGGCGCTGACAGAAAAAATCGGCCAGCTGCGCCAGAGCATTGCCGGGACGCGTCAGGAAATTCTCGCGCCGGTTGTGTGGATTGGTTCAGAGAAGATTAACGTGGCCCAGCTGATGCTCGATACCGTGGCGCTTGTTCAGCAGCTGGCTGACCAGCTGGCCAGCCATACGCACCCGTCAACCGGCCAGCCCACGAACAGCAGTGCCATCGCACAGAGTGGCCAGCAGGCCGCCGCGCTTAGTACGAAATATTCACCCGTCATAGGCAAGTAAGCCAGCACACTAACCCGCTATCGCAGCGGGTTTTTTATTGCCCGTCACCAGAACGCCTCAGACGCACGATGCGCCACGCAAAGGCGCGCCCATCACGCACGACAACCATAAACAGATCATCCGCACAGCGCGGCACTGGCTGCGCGTCAGCACGGCAAAATAATCGTCCGGCAGACAAAATCGGCGCTACACCGCACCCGCCTGCAGGTTTTGCATCATAAAAATTTTTCAGTTTGATTTTTTGACAAACTTTATGGCCAGCCCGCACGGCTGCTGGCTTTCTGCCGGAGGTGTCCAACTGAAAAGAGTGAAAAGAATTTCAGTGATTTTCAGTTTTATGGATCTGAAATGGATTTCATATAAAACGCATCAAATTGAAATTAAAAGATATTATTTTATTTGGTCGCCTTCTGGATCTAAACCGGATCTCTATAAGATGTTAGTGGCCAGTCAGTAAACCCAGACAGGTCAAGGGCTGCAGAGGTTTCTGAACTTTATGCAAAACTGAAAAGCACCGTAAGAAATATACTGTTATTATGTACAGTATTGTTATTTGTACGAGAGCGACAAAATGCTACGAGCCTCAATCAATGGCGCGCTTTTTCTGTTCATGGAACGAGGGGAAAAGCTAACTCACGATGCGATCTGGAATGACCGGCTGGGACCGGGTAACAGATACGTGCTTTGGCCACGAGGGGAATACTGGGATGTCCGATTCAAGCAGGTTAAAAACAATAAACTGGAGTGGCTTCCTGTGGCAGAGAAGCCATTTAAAGACGAAGCGTCTGCATGGCAGGCAGATTATGGACATTGGGAAAAGCAACTTGGCAATAATCTGATGTTTGCGAAATATTAAAACCGTTTTGTTAAAAAGTGAAATTTTGAAGCAATTCCATCTAGCAGCTTTTTAACTTGATAAGATTTTTGAATCCGGCGAAGTTTTAAATCATAAACGGCTTCAGAACCACGCTCGCTATTACTAACATATTTAACTAACCTAATGACGCAGGAGAATTTAACAGAGAACCGGTATCCTGATATATCTTCATATTCTACTCTAAGAATGCCAGCATCCATTTCCGTAAGCATCATATCAGTAAGCGACATGATAGTTTCAAATTTGTTGATGGTTAAAATTGGGATGAGGTAGGGTAGTGTGAGAGTTGTATGGGTGTTATCCTGAGTAATCGGTATAATGTATTCAATGTTAGTGTATACTTTATCAATCGAATATGCTTTAAAAGTATCATTTTTGAAAAATGAAAAATATGAATATTCATTGTTAATGTGTTCTTCCACGTATACGGAGTTGTTTAATTTTGCAGTGTTTCTAATTGAGCTTAAACTTTCCATTTGATGAGTGTCAGTAAGAGAAAATCCGCAAGCGTCTAATGCATTTAGATAATCGAAATCCCAACTATATTTCAAGTTTAATGCAGTACCTAAGCCGACGTTTTTTATAGGGACTTTAAATTGAACTATAGATTCCTTATCATTAGTTGAGACTGGAAATATTTCATCTGACATATTAATGACCGGTATTGAAATATTCGTCACGATAAGTTGCGGCTTGGTTAAAGTTGTTCTTTGTAACTTTGATTGTTTAACCGCAAAAAAAGCAGCAATAGCTGAAAGTACTGCGGCCAACAACCCGACAATTGAAATAAAATTTTGTGCTGTCACGTTTTAATTCTCTTCAGATTTGTTAAAAATTGGCAGTGCGATGGATAGGTTTATGGGGAACATCCTGTTTTTACTGCCATCTTTTTTTTGCGACTACAAATTAAATATTTCTTAACTAGCTTGAGTTCGATTGATGATTTTTTAATTTATGCTGCATATAATTCCTGGTAGGAATTCTCTATATTTAAACGCTAAAAAAACTATTTCTTATTATTTTCTCTTAAATGCTGCTCATAGCTTAAAAGGAAGAAAGCTATCAAAACCCAGGCCACGAATAATGCACTAATTACTAACCATGTAAAATAAAAGAATCTATTGTAGCTCTCAGCTAAAGTCAATACGGTATTTATTGCTTCTGAATTTTTATATAGTTTATTTTGGAGGTTCGTAACGTAGTTCGTAAAAAAAGAATACATAGCCATAGATGAGAAAAAACTAAATAGTAGTGTATAAAAAATGTAATTACTCAGTTTTTTATCATACAGGCTTCTAAATTTAAACGCCATCTTTGCCCACGCTACGAATACAGCGCAATATGCACTGAGCAACCATAGCACCGTACCTGTTTCTAACTCTATCACATGCACCTCCGGGCTGAGACTCTCCGCATGAAAAGTAGGAATGCAAAACCTGTTGCGACACCACCTGCTAATTACAAAAAAGCCACCTTGCGGGAGGTGGCTTAAATACATGATTTTAATCATTAAATTTGGTGGCCCCTGCTGGGCTTGAACCAGCGACCAAGCGATTATGAGAAAGTTGAATACCAACGTAAAAACAATAACTTGCGTTGTTTAACAATGACATAGGTTGCCAACGATTGCCAATCATTTGCCAATCTTGACCATCTCTGCCGCCATTTTGTCGCCACTTTTGGCTAGCGGGTTTAGCTTTGCGGCTTCTTCTAAATGGTCGGGTGCAAAGTGGGCATATCGCATAGTCATTTTGATATCCGTATGGCCTAAGACTCGTTGTAACACCAAGAGGTTTCCCCCGTTCATCATAAAGTGACTTGCAAACGTATGGCGTAAAACATGCGTAAGCTGCCCGGCTGGCAACTCAATTTCTGTTCTTTCAAGAGCTGACCGAAAGGCACCATAACAATCAGCGAATAATCGACCAGTTTTTTTTTCAGGAATTATTTTATAAATTGCATCTGTAATAGGGACAGTCCGGTTCTTTCGGCCTTTGGTTTTTATATAGGTAATTTTGTTTTTTGTTACCTGGCTTCTTTTCAATTCTTCAGCTTCTGACCATCTTGCACCAGTAGCTAGGCAAATTTTTACAACGGTTTCTAAGTCTGCCTGATCGCTATTGCGGCATTCAGATAGCAGGTGTTCTATCTGAGAATGTGTCAACCAAGCCATTTCGCTTTCTTCAGTTCGAAAAGGGCGAATGTGTCGTAAAGGATTTTCACCTGTCCACTCTCCGAGCCTGCCGAGTTCATTAAATACGGCGCGGAAGTATGCCAGCTCTAAATTTAGCGTGCGGGGAGAGACTTCCTTAACGCGATTTGAACGAGCAAAGTCACCTTTGAGGCGTCGCTCTCTGTAGCGTGAAAACATTTGAGCATCAAAATCAACTGCAAGCGGCTCGCCCATGCACTCAAATGCATGAGTCATTGTAAGCCTTCTCTTTTCGCCGTCTTTAAGGGTGATGCCGTGAGCGCTATACCAGGAGGTGATAAGGTCTTTCAGTGTGCGGCGATCTGCTTGTTCCTCATTCCAGGGCTGTTGAGTAGCATGCTGTTCAAATGCTAACGCTTCACCTTTAGTCGCAAACTTTTTGCGGATACGCTTGCCATCTCGCCCGTTAGGGTAGACCTCGCTTATCCAGCCACCTTGAGAAAGTTTGCGCACGGTCACTAGTTCACCTCGCTGTACACGCCAATTACGCGGCCAAAAGGCTTGATATCATCAATGCCGCACTCAAACGTAATTTTTCCGCCTGCGACATGAATTTTTCTTCCTGGCAGAACGGTTATCTCTCTAAGGCTGATTGAGCTTTCGACATCTACAATCCAGAGGCCATCAGCTAAAGAAGCCTCTTGTTCAACAATGTAGCTTTTTCCTTCATTCCTGACGCAGACCGCGCGCTTAAGCGGCTTACCAAATAAGTCCTGATCAATACTTAGATTGCTAACTTTAGTTAGTTTTCCCTCGCTTAATGTAAATAACTCCAGCCTTACAGATTTATCTGGTTCGCTTCCAGTGGGATTCACTGCCCCCTCACCAGTCATAAGCCACTTAAGATCAGCACCAGTTTCTAAAGCGCAGTGCACGGCAAAGTCGTAAGACACATTGCCGCGTGTATAGCGGTTTTGAAGAGAGCTGGCGGCGATTTGGAAATGGTTAGCTAGCTGAACTTTTTGAGTAAAACCGTAAACCTCACAGATCCTATTTAGTAACGCTTCGTTATTAAAATTAGAATTAAGCATTAAAATTAGTATTCCTATGTTGTGCGATACTAAAATTAGCATTAGTATCGCTATGAATTAGGCAATTGATGGCAAGCGTCGGCAAAACTTTGGCAATCAATGGCAGAAACATACAAAAGAGGAATGATGCAATATGGCTTCTGAAATCGCAATCTTCAAAGTTCCGGCTCCTATCGTCACCACTGAGCAATTTGCTGAGCTGGAGGGCGTGTCCCTGCGTACTGTTTATCGTTGGACAACCGGCGACAACCCGCGTTTACCGATTGAGGCTCGCTCTATACGCAAAGGATGTAAAAGAGCTGGCGGGCCTATTCGCATTTATTACGCTCGCTGGAAAGAAGAGCAGCTTCGTAAGGCTTTTGGTCACTCTCGTTTTCAGCTCATTATTGGCGGCTAATTCACATTAAGTGAATAGGGAGATTCGCACATGTTTGATTTTAAGACTTCCACCCATAACCACTATGACGACGCCTGCCGCAAGTTTGCGCTGACACACAGCATGGCTGAGCTGGCGCAGCGAGCAGGCATGAAAGCACAGACCCTGCGCAACAAGCTGAACCCGGATCAGGTGCATCAGCTGACCGTTTCAGAATTGCTGTTGCTTACCGATCTGACCGAAGACGCCACGCTGATAGACGGCGCGCTGGCACAACTGCATTGCCTGCCATGCGTACCGGTTAATGAGCTGGCAAAAGACAAGTTTCAGTCTTATGTGCTGAAAGCGACTGCTGAAGTCGGAAGCATGGCCGCCAGTGCCGCAAACCCGGAGCGGATAACTGCAACATGCCGCCGCAGTATTCTGGAGGCTGCAAACACTGGTATTCGCTGCATGATGCTGGCCGCGCTGACCGTGCAGGCCCGCGTTCACTCTAACCCGACCTTAGCCTCAACGGTTGACGCTATCAGCGGGCTGGGTGCTTCGATTGGTATCAGCTGAGGGCGCACGATGATTTCATTTGCGGCACACCTCAAGCGCCAGAGTCCGTCAATGTCCTACGGCAATGGCTGGATCATGGGCGAGAACGGCAGGCGCTGGCATCCGGTATTAAGCCAGCAGGTACAGGTAAAAGAGCAAAGAGGTAAAGCATGGCTATTGAGGGCGATTCAATGCTGGTTGAGCTTTCTGCCGGGCAGAGGGTTTCGGCGCTGAATCACGTTGCCTTACTTCGCGCGCAGCTGATGGGCGGCAACTGTGAAAAAGATATGGCTCGTTTTTTCTCTGTAATGCGCGATGTGACAGACAGTAATTACCGGGATAACAAGCGCGCACTGAGCGCAATTCTTTTTCTGGCTAACATCGGTAAAGACAGGCACGACGCTGAATTTAGTGAACTGACTACTGATGAAAGAAAGGCGCTTATTTGTGCAATGAATCATTTAAAAGCAGTCGTGAGTTTATTTCCAAAGCGAATGACACTTTCTAATTAATTAACCCGATGCAAATAAATGGCGTAAATCCGCCGGGCATTCTTTTGCCTGATTTATGGAGAAAGCGAAATGCAAAATATTAAGACACCTCAGTTTGACGTAGATATCGATACAGCGGCAGAAATTATAACTAAAGCGCGAGTGAATGATCGCAAACACCTGTCGCGGGCTGTTTCAGGTCGCCTGGTCGAGCTTGCGCTGCACATTCATCAGCAGGGGCTTTCTGGTGCCGAAGCTGCTGAGCTGATTCGCTGCGAGGCTGAGAATTACCGGAAAGAAGCACAGGAGCTGCACTAATGGCTGACTCAATGGATATGGCGCAGGCGCGCGCCGATGAGTTGCTGGCGCGTAACATCGCCAGCGTGGTTAACCGCCCGGTCAGCGTGGCGGCTTCATTCTGCGAAGACTGCGATGCCCCAATCCCGGAGCAGCGCCGTCGCGCGGTGCGTGGTGTAACTCGCTGTGTCAGCTGTCAGGACGTTGCCGAACTTCGCATTAAAGTATCAAAAGGCGGTGCGGTATGAGCACGATCCTGAAGTGGGCGGGCAACAAATCCCGCATAATGCCTGACCTGCTGACACACCTGCCAGAAGGTGATCGCCTGGTCGAACCCTTCGCCGGTTCCTGCGCAGTAATGATGAATACTGATTATCGGGCCTATCTGGTTGCGGATATAAACCCTGACCTCATCAACCTCTATCGCCAGATAAAAGAGCATACCCGCCCGTTTATCATTGTGGCGGCTAGCCTCTTTAATCAGAACACGACTGGCGAAAGTTATTACGCTGTGCGTGAAGCATTTAATCATGACCCGTCACTACCTTTACTGGAGCGTGCAGCTTATTTCCTGTACCTGAACCGCAATGGCTATCGCGGTCTTTGCCGCTACAACAAGCGCGGCGAATTTAATATCCCGTTTGGTAACTACACAGAGCCATATTTCCCGCTGACTGAGATTGAGACATTTGCAGAGAAAGCACAGCGCGCGATATTTATTTGCGCCGACTTCCGCGAGACGCTGCGCCTGACTAAAGCTGGCGATGTGGTTTACTGCGATCCACCGTATGACGGCACGTTTTCGGACTATCACTCGGCTGGTTTCAATAAGGATGAGCATCACGATCTGGTCAGCATGTTGCTCGACGTCTCGGAGCGCTGCCCGGTTGTAGTTTCAAACAGCGATACCCTCTACACCCGCAGCATTCTTCGCGATTTCAATATCACCAGCATCAGCGTAGCTCGCTCCGTTGGCGTCGCCGCAGGTAAAGGCAAGCGTGCATCAGAAATCATCGCCGTGCGCCATCCCGCAGTCGGGCCTGCGTGGTCTGGCTTTGATCCGGCCGCAGGCGCTGACTGGTCTGCAGAAGTGCAGGCGTCTCGATGATTCAGGAATACGCTTACCCGTGGAATGTTCCACGGGAAGCCATTGCCAGCCCATACCCAACCTATGAGGAAATGCACAGCCGCAGTCAGATGATTGCGGCTTTAGTGCGTGCGCAGGAACTACTCGAAAAGCAGCCGACGCTGATTCAGATCGATGTTAAGCGCCGGGTTAGTGAGCTGGAAAAAACACAGGGTATTGATCGTGCCAATGCGTACTTAACGAAAACTTTCGTTGAGCGCACATTGCCACGCGTTGAAACCGTTAACGCTCAATATCGCCTCGGTGAAATGAGTCACGGCACGTTTAACCTGCTGGCAGGCAATGCCACTAAACAGGCAGGCGCGGCCAGCGCGGGCGGCACACTTTGGGAGCTGATGCGCCGTTTCAACCGTCTGCCGGATATGGCGCGCGCCGACGTCGATTTGCTTGCCGGAGATGTAGCTAATTTCATCCTCGCCGAGCTGGTACAGGCACACGAGCAGGCCAGCGATGAGTCAGATTACAAATACACGCACCGCGTTTACATGACCGCCGCCACCATCACCCGCGAACTGAGCCAGACGCCGCCATTATGGGATAAAGTCACGTCCCGGCTGTTTGACCCGGAGGAAGTTACCCCGGCTATCATGCGTATGCAGACGGAAAAATGGTGGAAAGGCCGACTGCGCCGCGTGGCCGCATCATGGCGTGAACACCTTCAGATCGCCCTGGCTAACGTCAGCAAAAAGCACACCCCCTATGCCAGCAGCATGACCGTTTCAGAGTGGCGCGAGCAGAAGCGCCGCACCCGTGAATTTCTGAAAGGGATGGAACTGGAAGACGCAGAAGGCAACCGCATCAGCCTTATCGATAAGTATGACGGCAGCGTTGCTAATCCAGCTATCCGCCGCTGTGAGCTGATGACCCGCATTCGCGGTTTTGAAGATATCTGCAATGAAATGGGGTTCGTGGGTGAGTTTTATACGATCACTGCGCCATCCAGATATCACGCCACTATTAAAACGGGGCATCGCAATCGTAAATGGAATGGTGCCAGCCCGGCCGATACGCAGCGTTATCTTTGCAATGTCTGGCAGAAAATCCGCGCCAAACTTCACCGCGACGATATCCGCATCTTTGGGATCCGTGTCGCTGAGCCGCACCATGATGCGACTCCGCACTGGCACATGCTGATGTTCATGCGCCCGGAGGAGGTTGAGCAGGTGCGCAAGGTTATACGCGATTATGCATATCAGGAAGACAGCAGCGAGCTGACGACAGACAAAGCCCGCAAGGCCCGTTTTCATGCCGAAGCCATTGATCCAGATAAGGGCAGCGCCACGGGTTACATCGCCAAATATATTTCAAAGAACATCGACGGCTATGCGCTGGATAATGAGCTGGATGATGAAAGTGGAAAAGAGGTCAAAGAGACAGCCCCTGCAGTATCTGCATGGGCTGCGCGCTGGCACATCCGGCAATTCCAGTTTGTGGGCGGCGCGCCGGTAACGGTTTACCGCGAGTTGCGCAAGATGGCTGATAGCGAAACCGCACACGGCCTAAGCGTCGAGTTTGCGGCAGCGCATGATGCCGCCGATGCAGGAGACTGGGCCGGATACGTTAACGCGCAGGGCGGCCCGTTCGTGCGCCGTGATGAGCTGGCTGTGCGCGCCTGGTATCAGACAAGCGAAGACATGAATGAGTACGGTGAGGAAACCGTGCGTATTAAAGGCGTTTACGCAACAGAAGTTGGTGATGATACGCCAATCTTAACTCGCCTGACGGAGTGGAAAATAGTCCCGAAACGTGCCGTTGATTTGGGTTTTGAATTTAAGGACGCGTCCGCGTCCTCTCGGAGTTCTGTCAATAACTGTACGGGAGGTTTGAGATCTGAGGATTCGAACCCGCCGGAAAGTTTCGCAAAAATCGACCTGGACGGCATGAGCAGGAAGGAACGGCGTCAGCTTTTAAGCCGGATAAGGGCGCAGAAGCCAGAAAAGCGGCATCTGAAGCTGAGGCGGTCTGACAAAATCGAAGCTGCGTGCGACAACGTAATAGCACAGGTGAGAGATTTAAGCGGTGAAACCATCAGCCGCGGGATAGCTGTGCGTCTGATTGGCGGCACGCAGACTAAAATCGCTGGTCAAATGTTCCGCAGCTTACCTAATGGAGAACTGGCCCGCCCAATACTGGAGCCGAAACAGTCTTTCGCATTAGAACGATTTAACCGATTAGCAGAAAAGCACCGAAAAAATATAGAAAAATAATGTGCTGCAGTTGGAAATTCCCAAGCAATTATTAATCAGCTGATTATTGTTATGCCAAGCTCAGATTTAACGGCATGTGTAGATAAAAATGTTCCTTATCAGCGAGATAAAAAATTAATCTGGCTAGGACATTTTTCTTTATCAACCTGTAAATGCTGTGCTACTGTATAAATAGACAGTGTTTTAGTGGGGAGGGCACATGGATAACGGTTTAAAAGAGCGAGTGATGCTTGAGCGGGTAGAATTGATTGCGCGGCTTACTTCTGAAGGGATCTGCAGGGAGCAGGACAGAGTGATCGCTTTGAGTCTTATCGCTGAATTGGCGCGTAATACCTCTATGGCTAATCAACAGTTTTCGGTTGTTTTTTCGGCTGTGCCGATTGATAAATAAAATCGAGATTTGAAATTATGCGTATTGAAATCATGCTCGATAAGAATCAGAAAATCAGTCAGTCGGTGGTAGATGCTTTCAGGGAGGAAGTGCATAAACGTGTAACTGCGCTGTTTCCTGATGCAGTGGTGCAGGTGCGGCAAGGTAGTTACACCAAAATTGAAATGCCTGGTGTAAAAGTTGACGAAGACCGGCGCAGGATAAATGACCTGTTACAGAACGTCTGGGAAGATGACAGCTGGCTGCATTGATAACCGCGCTGATGCCAAAATCTTGATTTTGACGGCAGCACGGTTGAACAACGAGCATTGCGAGGCGTTAGCAAATGGCCGGAAGTGATACTAATTATCAGATAGTTTACCGGGGCGATTACTTGGAGTGCTTCCATTCCGGCGGCTGGGTTTTCTTTCAGCGTCCTAAAGAGGCTGGCGGGGGATTCTGGCTCGGCAGGACTTACGATTTTGTTTTTATGATCGAGTTACCGCAGCCCGTTTCTCTTCGTGAAGGCATCCTTTTTCTGCAGCAGCTGAAATATGAAAGCGCTTCTTAATGCGAAATTTCAGGCGCTCTGATAGGTAAATGAGCCATGCATGCATAACGCGCATGGATTCGCATTAATTTTTAGAGCACTGAAACACCCTGCAGCGCCAGTAATGGCGCTGTTTTGCTATGTGCATGCAACTGCATTAAAAGCGATGCACAAAGCGGGCAGGCGTGGCGGGGATAGCATTGCGCGCGAGGGGTGTAAACATGTATGCGAAGGCTGGCGCACGTTTTTAGAGTGAGTATGAGGGAGCGAGAGGGCAAATCCTCGCAAAACTCATCTGAGAGTGTCTAACGATGTAGGATCGATGCTTGAAATCTGAATGGGCTTGAAGTAGTGGGATTTTAGCTCCCAAGGAGCTAACTTTGTGAGCGAGATTATTGATTTTGAGGTGACAATTAATTTATTGTTAAAACACGCAAATAGTAGCTTCAAGTCATTTGATTGAATTTTAGGCCTGATGCTCTCAGTTACTCTTATCTAACTCTTAGTTAAATTGTAAGGGCGCCTATGAGATTCCCTAGATATCAAAGAGATTTCTTTCAAGCGGCATCGATGATTAAAGCGCTTAAAGCTGCTCCTGACAACATGGAGCTGATATTAGAGTTACATCGTTTTCTTATTAGAAAGATAGTTAAAGAAGAAAAAAGGATTAAAAGGCTTAAGCGCATTAGGAGTCGCCTTACCAGAATCAAAAAGGGTGGAAGGCTTACTAAGGATGATTCAATTAAAATTAAAGACTTGATGAGCATGATAGAGCCTAGGTTAAAAGCTAGGAGGGTGATGATATATACATGGAAGTTTTTTGGAGATGGAATTGCTAATATTTATCAGCCGACGTGCAATCTCAAGCATCTTTACTATGATTCTAATTATAATGTAAAGGAGAATGCCGGATTTATTTCTGGAAAGGAAGGCTTCAAAAAGGAGTGGCAAATATTCCGAATGGGGTTGGATAAAAAGGTGCCTGTTATACTCTCCGATATAACGAATGTTATCCGGCATGGGGATGTATGTGCTATGGGGTGGAGTGATCCTGTACCCATTGAAGTTAAGAAAAAGAAACATGCAAACCCAGGTGGACGCGTCAATAGACAGCTTAGGGATCTTCAACAACTGGCTCTTTTTTACGGAAACGATTATGCACCAAACTTCAGGAACGGCTTTGATGCATATCGTGTTGCCAAACAAGGCAGGGATGTAGCCTATTACAAGGAAATAAATCTAGTTGTCCGTAATGCTCTGAAAGATGGGTATAGCAGTATGGAAGTTGAGCCAGGCTTAACTTACTTTTGTTCCCGCATCGATAGAGATGGTGAACTAGATCTAAACGTGGTTAAACGCCTTGAGAGTATTTGTAATCTCAATAACTCAGTGATGGTTCATGAGTTGACCCCTGAAGAAGATTGGGGGGTCGCATATCCATTTACGCTTTCACTTGAGGATGAGTGTTTGGTGGCATTTATTCAGAATGATATTGTGATTCTGATCCTTACAGATTTGGAAGAGATGCGTAGTGAGTTTTTAAAGAATGGTGTTCATGCAAAGTTCATCATGGATGGGCATTCATCTATCCAGATTAGCTTAGATGAAAGTGACCTCATGAAAGGTGCTTATAGAATTGGGGAGCAATACTTCAATAGGGAGGTTATAGGATTTAATTCTGTGAAGGCTTTCGTTGAAAGTAGTTGCATGTTGCTCAGGGGATTGCCTGAATTTAAAGTAAAGGATACTGATTTGATTGAGCGGCCAATAAGTTTTGACGAGGCATTGTTGGAAGAGTGGAAAAATGCTAAAGATGTATTGATTGATGCAAGGCCAGAAACATTTAATACAAAGGAGAGCTAAATGTCAGACGAAATCAGAAAAAGATTTAACATTCCCGAGGGACATGTTTTAGAACAAGTCTCGATGGACTGGAAGGGTTTACGTAAAGGCAGGGATGATGATGAGTATGTCTTTAACCAGTTAGATGAGAGTGGAAATGTTGTCGCTACCTATGACGAGATCCACTCAACATCAGCCTATCCACCTTTCACGACAAGCATAACTGTCAGTAAAAGATAAAGACTTGCCTAATTTAGATCTGAGTTTTTAGGGTTCCAGTTCATAGGGCCGGAACCCAATAACCTCCTCACCAATCCAGTTGTTGATTTCCTTCAGGCGCTCCTGCAGCGGTGTCAGCTCGTTACGCACAAACACTTGCGACGCCTTAACCGCATCCCCAAACCCGCCAGTGTTATCAGGGATAATTCCCATCATCTGCGGCGGCACACGGTGTGCGCTTAACAGGTCGTCACGGCTCGCCTTCTTGATGTTAAAGAAATCGTCTTTTGTCGCCACTTCACTAAGCGGCAGAATCTTGATCCCGTCCGGCTTACCGTTCGGCGCGTACATAAACAGGTTGCGGAAGTTACCCAGCCCTTTTGTGTCGCGCATCGCCTGGCGCATCCGGTCAACGTCGCTGCTGCTCTGCGCCGCGTCGGTCATGTACAGGATGTAACCGGCGTGCGCGCCGTTCTGATAATACTTGCGGCGGAACAGCGTAGCCGCCTCATTCAGCCAGGCGGAGTTAAGCGCGCTGAGGTATTCCGGCAGGCCGTAAAGCTCCTGATTGATATCCGGCTCCAGCAGGTGAAACACGCTGCCGGCCGAAAATTCGTGCGGCTCCTTCCAGTCATTCACAAACCAGTAAACGCCGTCCTTAACGCCCCTGCGGGTGAACTTCGCCGGTGTGGTTTCAAGGCGCAGCGGCTTGCCCAGGCCATTGCGGCGCAGCTCGGCAAAGGCGTTACCGAAGACCAGATAATCCAGCGCAAACTTGCTGAACTCCTGCTGGCTCATCATCGGGTGCGGAATAAATGTTGAGGCCAGAATGTTGCGCTTCACGTAAATCGGCGAGCTGTGATGCACAGCCGAGCGCAGGCTTTTAGCCAGCCCGCTAAAGCTGACCGGTGGCTCAAACCAGCGCCCGTTACCGATACACTCGGCGTAATCCAGAATGTCGCGCTTATCCATGACCGGCGTCGGGTCGCCAAAGGTAAACGCCTCGGCGTGCTGCTGCGGTGCGGTTGCCTGTACAGGCTGCGCGGTGGTGGTCTGAGCCTTGCGGCCTCTGCGTTTGCTCATCAGTAAAATTCCAGAATTGAGGGATTAGCGCCGCCGCTGGCTGCGGTAAGCGGTTCGTTTAGCAGTGCGTGCATGATTGCCCAGGCGACGTCAGCATGGCTGGCCTCTTCGCTGCGGCTCGCCTCATAGGTTGAGCGGTTGCCGCTGGCCGTCATGGTTTTACGGATAGCCATAAACGACTGCGTGATATCCGTCGCCCCGGCGTCATACTCAAGGCGCCCGCTGCTGATGGTGTCTTTTGCCTTCAGCACCATTGCGGTTTTCACTTCCGGTGAATATTTGATTTCGCGCGCGGCCGGGTAAAACTGGCGTACCAGCTGGAAAACACCCTGGCCGATGCCGGTGGCATCCACGCCGATATATTCCACGGTGTATTTTTTCGTTAAGTCCTCGATAGACTTTGCCTGCGCGGCAAAGTCCATGCCCCGCCACTGGTGACGCTCCAGCACGCGGAACTTACCGCCCGCAACGAGCGGCGGTGCGATTACCGCACAGCCTGCGCTGTCGCCGGTGTGCGACGGGTCATAACCGATCCAGACCGGCCGGTATGCAAACGGGCGCGGCAGGTAGGGGTTAAAGTCTTCCCACTCTTCAAGGCTGTCGATCATGCAGCTCTGCAGTTCGGCAAACGGGAACACGCTCGCGGCATCGTCGACAAACTCACACATCAGCAGGTTCTGATATTCCGCCGGGCTGTACTCAAGCTGCAGCTGGTCAATGTCGAACAGGTTGCAGCCGCCGGTCAGCGCATCCTCAACCGTGACAATCTGCCGCCACTGCCCGTCACCGCACAGCGCGCCTTTCGCCAGATGAGAATGCGACAGGTCTATCTCGATGCGATCATCTTTGCTGCGCCGCCCCTTGTTAAACAGCTCGCCTGACCAGAACGGATAGGCGCTGTGTGAAAGGGCCGACGGCGTAGAAAAGTAGGTGGTGCGCCATTTCTTGTGCAGCGACATGCCGCTGGCAACTTTGCGCAGCTCCTGGAATTTCGGGATCCAGAAATATTCATCCAGATAGAGGTTGCCGGTGTAGCTCTGCGCGGTGCGCACGTTCGTGCCGAGGAATATCAGGCGCGCGCCGTTCGGCAGCACGATGGGATCGCCTTTCAGGTCAACGTCAGCCTGGCGGGCGAAGTCAATAATGTAGTTTTTGAAGACGTGAGCCTGCGCCTTGCTGGCCGAAAGAAAAATCTGGTTGCGGCCGGTGGTCAGCGCATCGATCAGCGCCTCGCGGGCAAAGTAGAACGTTGCGCCAATCTGGCGCGACTTCAGGATATTGCGGATGCGGTGAGTCAGCCCGGCGCGGTGCCAGTTGAGCTGATACTCAAAGCAGTTATCCATAAACACGCCGGTCAGCTTGTCTGTCTGCTCGTCGCTGAACTCGTTTTTAACAACCGGCTGGCGCTCGCCTTTGTTGCGGTTGCGCACGTTGGGGTTTAAGTCAGCCTCGTTGCCGCTGCTGCGGTAGCGCTCCACGCGCGCAAGGCGCTCAATCTGACGGCCGAGCGCGTCTATTTCTTTGTAATCACCATTCCCCTTTACCTCTTTCATGATGAGCTGAATCAGCCGGGCTTCCATGCTGGATTCCACGCGACTGATCGGCGCGACGTTATCCCACGCGTCGCGCAGCTTCCAGCTCTGCACGGTTGGCGTTTTCTGTCCGAGCGTCTCCGCAATCTGGCGCACGGAATAACCCTGCCAGTAAAGCAGCGCGGCCTGACGGCGCGGATCGCTGATGATGGTTGTCGGTGTCGTTTTCATACCGGCAAGGCTACCGGTGCCGAAAATGGCGCGCCTGCTGTCCCTGTTTGCTGATGCATCAGCGGGCTGGCATTCGTTGAGGGATTGTGTGGCGACGGGGAAACTGGCCCCGAACCGACCCAACACCTGACCGGAGCCTGATTAATGGCAGCAATCAAAGCAAAGCGTTTTCGTATCGCAGTTGAAGGCGCAACCACTGACGGCCGCGTTATTTCCCGCGACTGGATTTCGCAGATGGCGAAAAACTATGACCCGGCGATGTACGGCGCCCGCGTCAACATGGAGCACATCAAGGGTTATACCCCTGACAGCCCGTTCCGCCGCTACGGTGACGTTACCGAACTGACCGCCGAAGAAATTACCGACGGGCCGCTTAAAGGCAAGCTGGCGCTTTACGGGGATATTGACCCGACGCCGGAGCTGGTCGAGCTGACAAAGGCTCGTCAGAAAATCTACACCTCGGTTGAAATCAATACGAAGTTTGCCGACACGGGCGAAGCCTACCTGATTGGTATCGCCGTCACCGACGACCCGGCAAGCCTCGGCACGGAGATTCTGAGCTTCAGCGCAACGGCCAAAGCTAATCCGCTGGCGTCCCGCAAGCAGGACAAAGACAACCTCTTTACCGCCGCTGAAGAAACCGTGATCGAGTTTGAAGAAGTGGCCGATGCGGCTCCAAAGCTGCTGGAGCGTATTGCCGCCATGTTCTCGGCCAAAAAGAAAACCGATAGCGAGCAGTTCGCTGATGTCAGCGCGGCGGTAACGGCCGTCGCCGAGCAGGTGCAGCTGAACGCGGAGAGCCAGGCGCAGGAGCTGTCAGCACTGGAGCAATCCGTCACCGCACGTCTGGAGGCCATCGAGCAGCAGGCCGGGGAAGACCGCGCCGCTTTCGCTGCGCTGCAGGGCCAGCTTTCGCAGACCGACGGCAGCTTTAACCGCCGCCCGGCGGCAACCGGCAGCGATCCGAAGTCCGGCGCGCAGACCGACTGCTAATCAGGCGTTGCCTGAACGTTAAACCCCAACACAGAGATAAACAGGAACGCCAATGCGTAAGAATACCCGCTTTAAGTTTAACCAGTTCATGACCCGCCTCGCCGAGCTGAACGGCGTCGAAACCGACGACATGAACAAGAAATTTACCGTTGAGCCGACGGTCACGCAGACACTGATGAACCGCGTGCAGGAGTCTTCCGACTTCCTGACCCGCATCAACATCGTGCCGGTGTCCGAAATGAAGGGCGAGAAAATCGGGATCGGCGTGTCCGGCTCGATTGCCAGCGTGACCGACACGGCAGGCGGCGACGAGCGCGAAACCGCTGACTTTGCCGCGCTCGATAAGCAGGGTTATGAGTGTGTGCAGGTCAACTATGACTTTCATATCCGCTATAACACGCTCGACCTGTGGGCGCGCTATGAAGATTTTCAGGCCCGCCTGCGTGATGCCATCGTGAAGCGCCAGGCGCTTGACCGCATCATGATCGGCTTCAACGGCGTCACCCGTGCCAAAACCTCAAACCGCGCCAAATTCCCGATGCTGCAGGACGTGGCCGTCGGCTGGCTGCAGAAGTACCGCAACGATGCCCCGGCGCGCGTGATGAGCAAAATCACCGAGGAAGACGGCACCGTCGTCTCTGAAAAAATCCGCGTCGGCAAAAACGGCGACTATGCCAGCCTCGATGCGCTGGTGATGGATGCCACCAACACCCTGATCGAGCCGTGGTATCAGGAAGACCCGGAGCTGGTTGTCATCGTGGGCCGTCAGCTGCTGGCTGATAAATACTTCCCGATCGTCAACCAGTCGCAGGCCAACACCGAGCAGCTGGCCGCTGACGTCATTATCAGTCAGAAACGCATCGGCGGTCTGCCAGCGGTGCGCGTGCCGTACTTCCCGGCCGACGCCATGTTTATCACCCGCACCGATAACCTGTCGATTTACTTCCAGGAAGGCACGCATCGCCGCCTGATTGACGAAGTGCCGAAGCGCGACCGCATCGAAAACTATGAGTCCATTAACGAGGACTACGTGATCGAGGATTACGCGGCCGGTTGCCTGGTTGAAAACATCGAAGTCGGCGTGTTCGCTGCACCTGCAGCCACAGCGCAGGAAGCAGCGGCAGAAAGCGGCGCTGCTGGCACCGGAACAGCGGAGGCGTAACGCATGTTAAGCCCTGCCCGACGTCACCGCATGCGCCAGCAGGCTATCGAAGCCTCGCAGATCGCCGACAACCCGCTGCGCCACGCCAGCGGCTATGAGCAGATGCTCATCAAGCTGAATGACGACAAGCGCCGCCTGAAGAAAGTGCACTCTAACGAGCGCAAGGCGGAAATGAAGCGTCAGCTGCTGCCTGAGTACCTGCCGTGGGTGTCCGGCGTGCTGGAGAAAGGCAAAGGCGCACAGGATGCCGTGCTGATGACCGTCATGATCTGGCGGCTCGATGCGGGCGACGTGCCCGGCGCGCTGGAGATTGCACGGTACGCGCTGACGCATGGCCTTGTGTCGCCTGACGGCTTTAAGCGCGCCAGCCTGCCTTATCTGCTGGCCGAGGAAGTCGCCAGCGCGGCAACGCGCGCCTGGACGGCAAAAACGCCGGTCGATATTGACCCGCTGCTGGCAACCATTGCGATGACGGAATCCGAAGACATGCCCGATCAGGTGCGCGCCAAGCTGCACAAGATAACCGGGTATGTGCTTCGCGATGCGGGCAGGGCTTCGGAGGCGATGACCCACCTTGCAAGGGCGCATCAGCTGCACGACGGCTGCGGCGTCAAAAAAGACATAGAGCGGCTGGGAACGGCGATGAAAAAAAAGGCCATCGCCAGCCGCTGACCGAACGCGACCCCGCGCACGGGCGGCAGGACGGCAACGCACTTTCAGTGTCTGCGCCGTCCTCCACCGCCCACCTATTTCAAAGGCCGATTATGAATAACACGGTTGTTATCCCCGCCCCGCGACCGGCAGACGCTGCCGAGCCGCCGGTAAAGAATACGTTTTTCTGGCCTGACATTGACCTGCAGCAGCTGCGCGATTCACTGCGCTATGAGGGAACGGTCACGGCGCAGCGCCTGCGCCTGGCCGTGAAGACGGCAATTTCTGAAGTGAACGCCGAGCTGTACGACTGGCGCGCCGCGCAGATTGCGGCGGGCTTTAAGGTACTGGCCGACGTGCCTGCTGAGTCGCTGGACGGTGAGAGCGAAAAGATTACGGCCTACCTTGCCGCCGTCGGCGCGCTGACCGCCGCCACCATCGTTGAGCGCTATCGCGGCTATGACGCCAGCGGCACGAAAAAAGCGGGCGAAATCGAGGCGAGCGCCGACGAGTACTGGCGCGACGCGCGATTCAGTATCAGCCGCATCGCCGGTAAGCCTGGCTGCATTGTGGATCTGCTCTGATGAACGTTTACGCGCAGCAGGGCGATACCGTTGACGAAATCTGTCAGCGCTATTACGGGCGAACCGGTCAGGCCGTCGGGCTGGTTTATGCGGCTAATCCGGGCCTCGCCGAAAGCGGGCCGGTGCTGCCGCACGGCTGTGAGGTAACGTTGCCCGATCTGCCTGAATCTTCAGCAGGTGAAACCGTCAACCTGTGGGACTAAAAATGGAAAAAATCAGCTCTGTGATCAACTACCTGATTGGCCTCATCCTGATGTGGTTCGGCCGTCATACGCCACAGGATATCGCCTTTATGGTCGGTTCCGGCGTGGCGGTTATCACGCTCATAACTAACGTGGCGACGTTCTTCATCAACTGGCATTACCGCCGTAAAACCTACGAGCTGCAGCGCCTGCGGGGGGTGAGCCTTGAGCCAGACCGTTAAACGCTGCGCCGTGGTGGCCGTGCTGGCGATTGCCGCGCTGCTGCCACAGTTCAAAACCCTGAAAACGTCCGAGGCCGGACTGGCGCTCATCGCCAACGCTGAGGGGTGCCGCACCTCGCCCTATCAGTGCAGCGCCGGAGTCTGGACGAACGGCATCGGTCACACAGAGGGCGTGACGCCGCAAAGCCAAATCAGCGAGCGACAGGCGGCGGTCAATCTGGTGTATGACGTGATGCGCGTGGAGCGCGGGATCGATGCCTGTATGCGCAGCGATATGCCACAGCCGGTCTATGACACGGCCGTGTCATTCGCTTTTAACGTCGGCGTGCGTGCAGCGTGCGCCTCAACCTTTGCCCGTTACATCAGGCTGCAGCACTGGCGTGATGCCTGTAGCGAGCTGCGGCGCTGGGTGTTCGTTAAGGGCGTGAAAAATCGCGGGCTGGAAAACCGCCGCGCGAATGAGACAGCCTACTGCCTGCGGGGTGTGTCATGACGCGCCTGATTGCCGCTTTGCTGGCCGTCGCTCTGCTGGCGCTGGGCGTGACCGGCTGGCAGTGGAAAGTCGCAAAAGACGACCTGACCAGTGCGCAGCGCATTATCGGTACGCTGTCGGCCGGTATCGAGAGCCGGGATAAAGCGATAGCCAGGCTGGACGCCGATGCAAGGGCCAGCCAGAAGCGTGAGGCCGAACTGCGGCTGATGCAGGGGCGCGCCAGCACGGCCGCGCTTCACCGTGAAATGACCATACAGAGAGAAACCGATGCAAATCCGATACTGCGTGACTGGTCTGCTGCTGCTCTGCCTGACGATGTTATCCGGCTGCACGCCCGTCCGGCCTTCGCCAGCGCCAGAGATTATCTGGATTGGGTGTCCGCGCGTGACAAGCTGCCCGGTGC